CACTTGCAGGTGGAGATAACATCAAAGCTCAAGACGCATTTAAGAATGCTTTGTCTGATAAAATAGGACAAGCACTAGATGATAAAAGACAAACAGTTGCTACGGACTGGTTAAATAGTGCTCAAGAACAAGAAGCAATAGAAGACGCTGCAGGATTAGATAATGTTAGTGGTGTGGTTACGCCAGGACAAGAACCTGCTGAAGAACCTGTTGCTGAAGTTGAAATAGATCAAGGTGGAGAAGATGAACCAACTGTCGTTCCAGAAGTTTAAGAAGACTCTTACAGAGTTGAAGGAAGACAGTCCTAAGGAAACTGCGGAGTATAAGAAATTATCTCCTGCAGAGAAACAGGCGGTTAAAGATGTATTTACTTTGTTAGGTAATACCAAGGGGGAGATCATAACTAAGGTCGATGGTATTATCAAACAAGTAGCAAAAAAAAGAAACGTTAAAGTGTCTGCTATAGAAGATTATTTTGACAATGAAATATTAAATTAAGGAGAATAAAAAATGGCTTTAGCTGCAAGAATAATAAAAGATACAGTAACTACAAGTGGTCATAGTGGTTTAGTTACCGTGTTAGTAAATATGAGTGATACTGGTAGTGATGCCGACAATCTTATAGTGGACGCAAGTGCATTAGATGGTCATGCTAACGGTGCTAAATTATCTATCACAAGAGCATGGTGGGGTTTATCCGACGGTGTTAATAATGATGATACAGGTCATGTTATAATTGAATTTATAGCTGCTGGTGGTTCAAACGCTGATACTCTAGCACTTAATCTTTCTGGTTCAGGACACTATGATGGTACTGCTGGAAAAATTGATAACAACGCAACTAATACTACTGCAACAGGTGGCGATATACAGCTAAGTGCTTTAAGTACTTCTGGATTCGTAATGCTTGAATTAAGAAAAAATACTGGCTGGACTGGTTAATTCTTATGACAATTGCTAATACCAAGGTTGTAGATAGCACTTCTAAATACATTGTTCAATCAAAAGGTATTGGAAGTGAAACCGATCAAGTAGTAGTTGACGCTGAAGAACTTGCAAGTGGTAATAATAAATCACTAGTAAGTTTAATTGAATGTTATTATTTAATAGAAGGTACTGGTACATTAACTTTAAGTACCTCTAGTGAAGAAAACGATTTGACTTTGACTGGTAAAGGTAAGTACGGATTACGACCTGACCAATTAAAGTTTGGTAACGATAAACAAATGTTATTAACAACTGATTCAAACGTAGAAAGTTATTTGTTAGTAAGTGAATTTAGGAGAAATAACTAATGGCTGATGTGGTAACAAGTCAAACGATAGTAGATACAACCGGTACTAAGACCGTGATGAAATTTACAAATATGTGTGATGGATCAGGTGAAACACTTGTGACTAAAATGGATGCAAGTGCTTTGACTTTTATGAGTGAAGACGCTACAAAAACAATTGCAAAAATATATTGGGCAATTAATACTACAAATGGTAAATCTGGTGTTGAGATATTGTGGGCAGGTAGTGGTACAAGTGCTGCAAATGCAACAATAGGTTTCTTTTCTGGTCGTGGTTTTCACGATTACAATGTAGGAGGAAATAGTATACCTAATAACGCAACACTAACAGCGAACACAAGTCCTGCTGGTGATGTATTATTTTCAACAAAAGGATTTGTTGCAGGTGATAACTATACTATTATACTCGAAGTAAGATAAACAAAGAATTAAAAACAAGGTGGAGAGAACATGAAACTAATAACAGAAACAATAGAAGATATCGAAGTATTAACAGAAGCAAATGCCTCTGGTGTTAAACAATACAAGATAAGAGGTGTCTTTATGCAAGCGGATATTAAGAACCGTAATGGTCGTATTTATCCAGTACAGACTCTTGCCAAAGAAGTTGCTAGATACAACGAACAATTTATAAACAAGAAACGTGCTTTTGGTGAACTAGGACATCCTGACGGACCTACTGTTAACCTAGAAAGAGTTTCACACATGATTACTAGTCTAAAACCAGAAGGTAAAAACTTCATCGGTGAGGCTAAGATAATGGATACGCCATATGGTAAAATCGTTAAAAATTTAATTGACGAAGGTGCTCAACTAGGTGTATCATCAAGAGGTATGGGATCAATACAAGGCAGTACTGTCGGTAGAGATTTCTATCTTGCTACTGCGGCTGATATAGTTGCAGACCCATCAGCTCCAGACGCTTTCGTAGAAGGTATTATGGAAGGCAAAGAGTGGATATGGGACAACGGTGTACTGAAAAGTATGGAAGTTGAAAGATACAAAGAACAAATAGAGAAAACAAGACGTGCTGATTTAGCAGAAACAAAAGCCTCTATTTTTAACGACTTTTTATCTAAACTTAAATAGTCTACGCAACTTATATAGAAAGCGTATAGTTTAAGATGATAAAACATATAAATAATAATAACTAAAATTTAAATTTAAATTTTTACTAATAATCAAGGAGAGACCGAATGTCAGACTTAAAAAAAGAAGTAGAAAACTTAGAAGAGGTAAACGTTGCTGCTAAAGACGGTGCCCCTGCTGAGGCTTCTAATCTTAAAAATGACGCAGTAGATATGGGTGCTCCAGTTGTAAAACCAACTGACAAGAATCCAGACGCTGCTTCTAAGGCGAAACAAAATACTTCGGATCCAGCTAAGAAAAACGAAAAAGATGGTTCATTACCAAATGACGTTAAAGGTTCATCTATGAAAGAAGAAGAAACAGAAGTTGAAGGCGAAGAAATTGCTGAAACTACTGATTCTGAATTAGAGATAGACCTTTCTGCTGATGTTAAAGCATTAGTTTCAAGTGACGCTGATTTATCTGAGGAATTCAAAGATAAAGCTGCTATGATTTTTGAAACTGCTGTTAAGACAAGAATCCAAGAACAAACTAAAATCCTTGAGGCAAGATATGAAGAAAAACTTTCAATAGAAACTGAAACAGTAAAAGAAGCTATGGTCGAAAAAGTTGACTCATACCTAAACTATGTTGTTGAAGAATGGATGAAAGAAAATGAATTAGCAGTTGAAAGAGGAATTAGAACTGAGATTGCTGAAGACTTCATTACTGGTCTTAAAGACTTATTCAAAGAACATTATATTGATGTTCCAGAAGAAAAATACAATGTACTAGACGACTTAACTAACCAGACTAAAAAACTTGAAGACAAGTTAAATGAACAGATTGCAAAAAATGTTGATCTAACTAAAGAAGTTTCTGAATCTGCAAAAGCAAAAGCAATTGATGAAGTATCAACTGATCTTGCTGACACAGAAAAAGAAAAATTCGAGAAAATGGCTGAGAACGTTGAGTATGATGGTGCTGACAAGTTTAGAGAAAAGTTAGAAACTATTAAAGAATCTTATTTTCCTAAAAGCAAAATTGCTGAAACAACATCTAAAGATGAAGTTGACGCAGTTGCGGCAAACGCTCCTAGTGATTTCACTAGAGGCAAATCTGATATGATGGCTGCATATACAGCCGCTATAACACAAAATATTAAGTCTAACAAGATTTAATTAATTAAAATAAATAGGAGAGATAAAAATGTATCTTACTGAAAACTTACAAGACAAATGGCAGCCAGTATTAGAACATCCTGATTTACCAAAAATCGGTGATGCTTATAAAAGAGCTGTGACAACTGTTATCTTGGAAAACCAAGAAAAAGCAGTTAGAGAAGACGCAAGCTTTATGACTGAAGCTTCGCCTGCTAACTTTGCTGGTACTATGCCTGATACAGGTGGTGTTGGTAAATGGGATCCGGTTTTAATATCACTAGTTAGAAGAGCAATGCCTAATCTTATTGCTTACGATATCTGTGGTGTACAACCGATGACTGGTCCAACTGGCCTTATCTTCGCTATGAAATCAAGAATCACTTCACAAGCTGGTGCTGAAACACTATTCAATGAAGTTGACTCTGCTTTCTCAGCAACAGATGCTGCGGCTGGTTCAGGTTCACCTGATGCTCAATCAGGAACTAACCCTGGATTACTAAACGATAGTCCATCAGCAACTGCTTACACTACTGGTTCTGGTATGAGTACTACACAAGCAGAAACACTAGGTGACGGTACCGATGAGTTCTCAGAAATGGCGTTCTCAATCGATAAAGTTACGGTTACTGCTAAATCAAGAGCTCTTAAAGCTGAATACACTATGGAACTTGCTCAAGACTTAAAAGCAATCCACGGTTTAGATGCTGAAACGGAACTTGCTAACATTCTATCTACTGAAATCCTTGCGGAAATCAATAGAGAAGTTGTTAGAACGATCTATGGTCACGCAAGAGCAGGTGCTCAAGTTAATACTACTACTGCTGGTATTTTTGACTTAGACACAGACTCTAATGGTAGATGGTCAGTTGAGAAATTCAAAGGACTATTATTCCAACTAGAGAGAGATGCTAATGCGATTGGTCAATTAACAAGAAGAGGAAAAGGTAACTTAATTATCTGTTCAGCTGATGTTGCTTCTGCACTTCAAATGAGTGGTGTATTAGATTACGCTCCTGCTCTTAACACTAACTTAAACGTAGATGACACTGGAAATACTTTCGCTGGTGTACTTAACGGTAAATTTAAAGTATATGTTGATCCATATGCAGCAAATGTATCTGCAAGTCAATTCTATTGTGTAGGTTACAAAGGAACTTCACCATACGACTCTGGACTATTCTATTGTCCTTACGTGCCATTACAAATGGTAAGAGCAGTTGGTCAAGATAGTTTCCAACCAAAAATCGGTTTCAAAACTAGATATGGTATGGTACAAAATCCTTTTGCAACAACTAGAGGTACTGGTGTTTTAGACAACTCTGGTGCAGTTGGCGCTGATGACCAAAACGTTTATTACAGACGTGTTTTAGTTAAAAACATAATGTAATATCGTTTGATAACGATTACGAAAAAGGGCGGTGTAAAAACTGCCCTTTTTTTTGGTCTAAAAAACCATTATAAATAGTAGTATGACAGATACAAATATAATTGATAGAACACCTAGTAAGTTTGACTATGCAAGTCCGATTCAGTTTAGGTTCAAGATGACTAAACTACCTAATGTTGAATTCTTTGTACAGACAGCAAACATACCTGGTATTGCTTTAGGGTCTACAAGTTTTGAAACACCTTTAAAAGATATCGCAGGCGTAGGTGATAAGGTTACATATCAGACTTTAGACGTATCGTTTCTAGTTGATGAAAATCTAAATAACTATAAAGAGATACATGACTGGATTACAGGTCTAGGATTTCCACAAGACCATACACAATTTAAAAATTTATTAGGAACAGGTGCTGATAGATTTCCTGGCACAACAGCAAGTACAGCTGCCACAGGAACAAGTGTACCACAACCTCTTTCAGAGGGTGGTATATATTCGGACGCTACATTAACTGTTCTAAATAATAAGAACATTGCCAAGACTGAGATAAGATTTCAAAATGTTTTCCCTATATCTTTAGGGTCATTATCTTATGACATCAAGGCAAGTGACGTTGATTATTTGCAAGTACAAGCAAGTTTTAATTATATGTATTATGATATTGTACAGATATCTTCTTCATAGTACAAAAAAATATAGGATGACTTTTGATGAAAACTTTAACATGGATCGACACGGCCGTCTGCCTAGGTAATGGGCAATCAAGACAAGGTCTAGACCTCACAAAAATGAAAGACTATGCAACTGTAATAGGCTGTAATGCGATCTATCGTGATTTCACGCCTGATATATTAGTGGCATTAGATTCAAGAATATCACACGAGATATATCGTAAAGCGAATCATAATAATATGAAAATATATTTAGGATATTGGTCATCTGTTCCGATATTTGTTGCAAAAGAAATGCTAAAAACAATGGCAGACAAAACTGACATTGTTTGGAATGATAGTGAAGAAGTTGTTTATCATGGTGCTGATGGAGTATTCACACTTACAAAGGGACATAATTTAGGTATAACTTACATCACAGGTGTTTCTAAAGAAGATGAAATAAGAAACATTGAACCAGATGTAGATGGTTTTGGATATGCAACAGGTAGTCGATCGGTATATCTTGCCTGTGAATTAGGTGCTAAAAAGGTGTATGTTGTAGGTCACGATCTATATTCCGATACAGAAAAAGTCAATAACATATATGCAGGTACAAAAAGTTATGCCGAGAAAGACGCATTAGCAGCTAGACCTGATAATCCAGACGAAACATTTAACTGGATATTACAACATAAGAATACATTTGAAAAGTTTCCTGATACTCAATTCTATAAGGTAAATAAGGGGGAAGCAAAAACCGCTTCAGAAATACCTGAATGGTCTTCTTGTTCTAATCTAAAATACATAACACAAGAAGAAATGGAACAACAGCTTTACAATTAACCGAAAAGGTGATATAATATATACATGACATTAGAAGAATTACAACAATCGGTAGATAGGGATTTTAAATTAGATGATACAGAATTAGACGCTGAATCAATTAAGATACCTTTACTACATAATAAATATTTACAACACTTTAATAAGTTTTCTTTATTACTAAAGAAATCAGAATACGAACATAAAGTTATGTTAAGAGAAAAATGGGAGTATTATACAGGTAAGGCAGACCCTAGTGTGTATAAAGATAAACCATTTGATATAAAAGTATTAAAGTCAGATGTACATATCTATATGGATTCAGATCAAGATTTACAAAGAGCCGATCAAAAAGTTGCTTATCAAAATCAAATCGTTAAGTATCTTGAACAGGTTTTAAGAAGTATAAACAATCGAACATTCTTAATTAAGAACGCTATTGAATGGAAAAAGTTTACTAGTGGTGCGATATAATGGAACATCAAAAAGTATTTTCTACAAACATCTTTATAAAAGATAATTTCTTAGCAACTCAAAGATTACCCTCTATGGAAGAAGAAATACTATCAATGTATAGTAAGAGAGATCATAATAAAGTTTGGCAGACAGGACCTCATTTAGAAAAAACTGAACCATTTAAATGGTTTGCAACAGATGTAGCTAAGGCTGCCTTTGAAGTTTTTGACACTTTAGGTTATAAAGCAGACGAATTAGAGATTACTGATATGTGGGGTACTATACTAAAACAGAATCAAAATCACCCACCACACACTCATTCAAACAATTTTTTAAGTGGAGTTTATTATTTAAACTCCGATGCTGAAACTGGTATTATTTTTCAGGACCCAAGACCAGCAGCAGATGTACTAGTGCCGAGGAAAAAAACGAAGACTAACGAAAATTCAAACTTACTATCCTATATTTCAAAAACTAACAGACTAATAATATTTCCTTCGTGGTTACTACATTGGGTCCCAATAAATGAGTCTAATAGAAATCGTATAAGTA